ATTGTTTGTGGTGGCATCCGTTGCGATGGCGGGAGAGCAGCGTTTTGTTAGCTTTGACAATTTGATTGGCCCCCCTCAGATTATTGAATATCAGAGTGGCGTTCATGCTGTCTTTGACATGGGTGGGATGCAGTACTTGTTCAAGGTCACCGAAGAGCCAAAGCCTTATCCGCAATGTGATGCGATTCAAGCTAAAGGTAAAGAGCTAATGGTCGTTGGGCATAACCCAAAAGGATATGCGTATTTTGTGGAGACAACTCCAATCGCATTTAAAACGGATCACAATCCAAACTGGGATGAGATTGTAAAGCGAACACATGACTAAGAAGCTAAATCCTAAACAGAAGAAGTTCGTAAGGGAGTATGTGAAAGACTTCAATACCTCAAAGGCAATGGTTAAGGCTGGTTACTCGAAAACAAGTTCGACTGCCCAAGGCAAACGTATGTTGGAGAATGTTGGGGTGAAGGATGAGATAGAAAAGTATATCCAGAGAGATGAGGGTGACGTTGATCAGAGAAGAAGAGAGATAGTTCATAAGACTCACGAGATGATGAACGCTGACATTCTCGATCTTTATGATTCGGTTCACGGTGAGTTAATAGTGAAGTGTTTGACTGATGTGCCAAGGGGAGTGAGAGATTTAATAAGCGAGATTCAAACTATAAACCTTCCAGACGGTGGTGGTCTTGGTTGCAAGATTAAACTTATTCCAAGAGATCGTATTGTGAGTTTAAACGCCAAAATTCATGGGATGTTGATTGATAGACAAGAGGTAAAGATAGATCAGACTGTAACACTTGTTGAATTGAATAGAGAGATCGATGAGCGAGAAAGACAAAGTAAGATCGAAACTGATTCAGTATCGCACTGACCCAGTAGCTTTTGTTGTAGAGGTCTTAGGTGTTACGCCCGATAAGTGGCAAGCCGAAGCACTCAATACAATTGCTACAGATGATCGCCTGAGTATTCGGAGTGGGCATGGCGTGGGCAAGAGTGCGTTTATTTCGTTTGTTACGCTCTGGTGGTTAATTGTTAAGTCAGGTGATGGTTGCAAGATTGCGCTGACTGCGCCTACCGCTCATCAGCTTAGTGATGTTTTGTTTGGAGAGATTTCACGTTGGTACAGAAAGATGCCAGCGTGGTATCAGAAACAACTATCGCTGAAGAGCGACAGAGTTGAAGTGATTGGCAAAGAGCAAGAGTGCTATGCCGTTGCTCGAACAAGTAGACGAGAGAACCCAGAGGCACTACAAGGGTTTCATAGCCCATCTATGCTCTTCATTATCGATGAGGCAAGTGGCGTGCATGAGGATGTATTCACAACGGCACAAGGCAGTATGTCGAGTTTAAACGCCAAAACAATTATGACAGGCAACCCAACTCGAACCAGTGGATTCTTCTACGATTCGTTTCACAAGAATAGAAGCAACTGGAAGACCATGCACGTTTCATGCTCTGACTCTAAGAATGTCGATCCAGCTTTCATTGAGGAGATGAAAGATAAATACTCCGAAGACAGTTCTATCTTTAAAGTGCGAGTGCTTGGAGATTTCGATAATGAAGCTGGTGACACTGTAATACCTTTGACCTTAATAGAGAGTGCAGTGGCAAGAGATGTGGTGCCTAATCCCCAAAGTGCAGTGGTATGGGGCTTAGACGTTGCCCGCATGGGAAACGATAGGACGGCCTTGGCACGAATCAAAGGTAATACATTGCTTGGCCCTATAACCTTTTGGCAAGGCAAAGACCTGATGCAAACGTGCGGCCTGATCGTTGCTGAATATAAAAAACTGGAGAGCTTTCCTGATGAACTTCCTGAAGAAATTTGTGTGGATACTATTGGAATCGGTGCGGGTGTGTGTGACCGCCTTGCAGAACTGGGTTTGCCCGTCAGAGGGATTCAGGTATCAGAACGTCCAAGCACAGATGGAAGAACATATATGCGTCTTAGAGATGAACTCTGGTTTAGAGCCAGAGAATGGTTCGAGCAAAGAGATTGCCGCATCCCAGAGGGCTGCGATGAACTGGTGGCTGAACTAAGCGTGCCTACCTATCAGTATACAAGCGTAGGCAAGATACAAGTCGAGTCAAAGGATGGCATGAAGAAGCGTGGAGTTCGCTCACCTGACCTTGCTGATGCGTTCTGCCTAGCTCTGGCACATGACAAAGTGTTTGGTGGTGGGCATGGGTTTAGGAGCGTGTTACCAGAACTAGAGGTCGCAATCGTATGAGTTTAAAAATGCAAGCTGACATTAATTTATTACAGGCCCATTTCAATGAGATGGAGCGGAGATTGGAAGAGGCAGAGGATCAGATCACATTGTTGCATCACGGAATCCACACTCTTGTCGGTGGTGGAGATTCAAAGCGGTTGAAGCTGGTCAGGGAAGACAAAACACCAGTACCAAGGACAAGGGATAAAGGGAAGAAATAAATGGCTAAACAAAAGCAAAAGCTAACTGAAGAGAATTTGGTTGAGATCATAGAGCGAGAGGTTGGGATGTCTGTTTCGTACTCTGGCGAACTCGGAGACCAAAGGCGCAAGGCGATGGAGTACTACAACGGTGAACCGTTTGGCAATGAGATCGCTGGGCGTTCAAGTGTAGTTTCTACGGATGTTATGGATTGTGTCGAATGGTCTATGCCGATCCTGATGAAGATCTTTGGTAGTGGGGATCAGGTGGGGAGGTTTGAACCGCAGAAACCAGAAGACGTTGAGATGAGTGAGCAAGCCACTGATTACTGTAACTATGTTTTCTTCAGGGAGAACGATGGCTTCAAGCTTTTATACGATGGGATGAAAGATGCGCTACTTAGTAAGACGGGCGTGTTCAAAGTTATATGGAAAGAAGATGAAGAGGTCGAGCGTGAATCCTACGAGGGTCTAAGTGATGAAGAGTTCCAGTTGTTGGTCATGGATGATTCGGTTGAAGTTGTTGAACATTCGGCTGTCGGTGGCATGGTTGAAGAGCAAGCTGAAGAGACTAGTAGTTTAAACTCCTTCCTTGATGGCACGCCCCATGAGCAAGTGAGTGACTTTGAGCAGCAGCAAGAGATACCGATGCAGCAGCCAATGACGCACAACGTGACAGTACACAGGAATGTTGGTGCTGGGAAAGTTGATATCCAAGTGGTAGCACCTGAAGAATTTTATATTTCAAGAAACGCTGAGACAATCGAAGATGCTCCCTTTGTGTGTCACCGTACCTCCTATACCGTTTCCCAACTTATTGAGATGGGATTCGATGAAGCGGATGAATACACAAGTGATGATACCCAGCGTTTCGATCAGGAGAGTGTCGCAAGGCGTTTTGCTGATGGTTCGCTGGGGTCATTAGGTGAAGACGAACTGGACGCAAGCACAAGAGAGATTTGGGTTGATGAGGCTTACATAAAATGTGATTGGGACGGTGACGGCATTTCAGAGATTAGAAAAGTCTGGAAGGCTGGCGGCAAGATAATTCTCAATGAGGAAGTGGATCGCATTCCATTCACAACGATCTGTCCTCTCCCCATGCCACACAAGTTCTATGGCTCCTCTATAGCTGACATAGTAATGGACTTGCAGTTGATTAAGTCAACGATCTGGAGAAACATCCTTGACAACATCTACCACTTAAACAACGGACGCTTTGAGTGTTTGGATGGCAAGGTCAACATGGACGATATGCTGACCAATAGACCAGCGGGAGTTGTAAGGGTTAAAGAGATGGGTGCAGTCAAGCGGTTGGATGTTCCAGATATTGGCAAGGCTCCATACGAGATGCTTAACTACATCGATCAGGTTCGTGATGGGCGTACAGGTATCACCAAGTTTAATCAGGGTCTCGATGCTAACGTCTTACAGCAATCGACTGCCACGGCTTATATGCAACAAATGCAAAGTAGTCAGGCACGCATCGAATTGATTGCCCGTACCTTTGCAGAAACTGGCATCAAGGAAATGTTCTTGATGATCTATGAATTGTTGCAGAAACATTCTGACAAACCAAAGGTAGTGAAGTTGAGGAATGAGTGGGTAACCGTTGACCC